CTACAACCAAATAATAGAATTTATTGGAAACATATGTCATTTGTTACAAAACCATTTCCAATAAATCCAGATTTTAAAGTAGATAATAAAACATTTAGGTGTGAAGGAACATCTGATAGATGGATAATTGATGGCGATGATGATAGTTATTATTATGATTTAAGGGAGGAGTGATGGGCGGCAAACATTCGGCAGGAAAGGGTGATACATATAGACCCGTAGATTGGGAACAATATTCAAAGAATTGGGATGCTATTTTTAAAAAGAAAGGAAAATTAAAAAATGAGCAATGTACAACTAATCGGTCTGGTAAGCGGCGAACAAATAATCGCAAAGGTTGAATTGGTGGGGGATATTTATACAATTAAAAATCCGGCAATTATCGTGCCAGTTGGCAAGGGAGAACTTGGATTAGCACCTTGGTTGCCGTATACTACAGTAGATCAAACAGGAGCAATGATTAGTAAAGAACGAGTCATGTTTGTTCTAACACCACAGCCAGAACTAGCAAACAATTACAATGAAAATTTCGGTAGCGGTTTAATCATTCCTGATAAGACTGTTGCTGCACCAAAGTTGTCTTTGGTTGAATGACTATAAATTATCATATTCCCAATGGCAATTAGGACATAAAATTAATAAATTATTATCATCATTAATTTTGCTAATCCTAGTTGTCATTGAGAATTTTGATATTGGTTTAATATGACAAACTTCAACATGTTTATCATACCCACACTTTTCACAGTTTTTTACTAATTTTGCTTTTTTTGTATTTCTTGCACGAGAACGAATTCTTGCAAAAGCAGAAGAACGATGATGGTTATTATAAATTGCTTCTTTTAGAGTCAAATCTTCGGGTAAAAAACAAATATCACAATAAGTTCTTCTCGAACGACATTCCTTTTTACATGTTTTACAATAATAAATTTTTCGTTTTCGTTTGGGCGTTTTATTGTTTAATTTGGCAGCACATGATTTTGAACAAAATTTTGGATTGTTTGTTTCTTTTTGGCAATATTGACAGTTTACTGTTGACATATTCGAATCTCCGAGTATATTATATATAAGTTAATGCAGTTTCAAATACCCCTGTATCGGCTCTGTCTTCTAAACAGAGTACCGTAATTGGACTATGTTGGTTCGATCCCAACCGGGGGTGCTTCAAGGAGTTTATTATGGAACCGATGGATATTGTAGATCGTTTGAAAGTAGATATTGAACTATTGAGTATGAGTCCAGATGAAAACGAAAGACTTCTATCCGATACACTCAAACTTGCTCTTTCAGAGATTGAAACACTAAGAAAGAGATTAAAACTAAATCCAATAGAACAATATTGGAATCATGAAGACATTAATCGAATTGACAAGTATAAGCAGTCGTATCAAAAAGTAAAATATCCACCAATTAATAAATTATGAGCATTCTTGAATCTATCGTGTCAGAGGCGTATCCAATTTGTTTGGGGATGAATCGTCAGAAGAAGCATGTTTCTTTTGTTCTTCATAAGAACCGTGTAGTTTCTGTTGGTAGGAATGTTTTTAAGACACATCCACTTGCTAAGGAATATGGTTATCAGTTCAATGAAATGCATTCTGAACTTGATGCATTTCGAAAGATTCCATATAATATTAGAAGTAAAAAGTTGACTTTGGTGAATGTTCGATATAATAAGTTTGGTGAACTTCGCATGTCAAAGCCATGCGAACATTGCACTCCGTGGTGTCGGGAAGTTTTTCATGAAATTTATTACACGACCGATGATGGTGTCGTGAGATTGGAGTACTAATGTTTCGTCTTCATATTGATATTCAAATTCCTGGTTCAGAAGCAGAAGCACTGAAGATTTCAGATGATATTATCCGTTTTGCATTTGATAATATGCAATCTAGAAATCTTCTAGAAATGTTAAATATTGAAAATGTCAACTATCGTCTTGGTCACGATCATGATCGCCAGAAGTCTAATTATTTTACAAAAAATGAGAATGGTCATGTAAATAATAAGAAGAGCAGAATTATTATCAAAACTCCAGAGAATCCTGTTGACTCTGACAAAGAATAAGATATATTACTGATATGGGATACATGTGTCGGGTGGCACAGAGTCGCTTATAACGACTTATTGCAGAGTTCGAGTCTCTGGTATCCTACTATGACAGAAACCCGTAACATCATTGATCATTACCATTATTGGTCACACGAATCTATTCTTACTGACCTAGATAAGCGTAGACACAATTTTACTGTGTTGTGTAGTAATTTGTATAATGATTTTAATATTGCAACGGTGATTAGAAATGGAAATGCCTTTTTGGCAAAGGAAATCATTCTCTATGGAAGCAAGCAATATGATCGTCGTGGTGCCGTTGGCACTCATAATTATAGTCGTTTTGTTCATTGTCGTGATGAATCGCAACTCGGACTAAAAATTAATAATATGATTCGTGAGCACGGTACTATTCGTATCGTTGGTATTGATAATGTTCGAAATGCAAGACCCATTGAAGATTATAGTTGGCCAAGTAACGAACATGTTCTTATGGTATTTGGTCAAGAACAAGTTGGAATTCCACCAGAACTTCTTGACAGGTGTGATGATCTTCTGTATATTACTCAATATGGTTCTGTTAGAAGTTTGAATGTTGGATGTGCTTCCTCTATTGCGATGTATGATTATTGTCGAAAGGTTGAAGCAGGTGTTTTGGCCCCATAGATTAACTGGCTAAATCCCCGCCCTTTCAAGGCGTAGACTACGGGTTCGAGTCCCGTTGGGGTCACTTATGAAAGTAGGATCTCTATTTGCAGGTGTTGGTGGTTTTGATCTCGGTTTCGAACGAGCGGGATTTGAACTTGTTTGGACTGTTGAGATTGATCCACATTGTCGAGCAATTCTTAAAAAGCATTTTCCAAATGCCAAGATTTATTCAGATATTAAACAAGTAAAAGTTGAAGAACTTGAGAAGGTAGATGTTATCTGTGGGGGTTTCCCATGTCAGGATCTATCAGTAGCAGGAAAGCGTAAAGGTCTTGCAGGAGAAAGGTCAGGATTATTCTATGAAGCAATGCGACTTATTCGGGGACTCAATCCAAAATTCGTTGTACTCGAAAATGTCCCCGGATTGCTATCAAGCAATCAAGGAAGGGATTTCGCAGTCCTCTTGTCTGAAATGGACAAAGGGTGGGATTGTGAGGAAATCGCATGGAGAATTCTTGACAGTCAATTCTTCGGAGTCCCCCAAAGACGCAGAAGAATCTTTATTGTCGCAAGTTCTCGAATCGGGGGTGCAGAGCAAGTATTGGCTCTCTCCGAAAGCATGTCAGGGAATCTTACGAAGAGCAGAAAAAAGAGGAAAGACATTACCTCCGATTCTCTTGGAAACTCTGAAGAGACAAAGTGGTGGGACGGTGGACAACTCTCAGACACCTTGACATCTTCTAGTTTGTTTCGTCAACAAGCAGAACCAGATAAGAGAAGAATGTCAGCAGTGATTGAACCTATTCCATATGATCTATTCCAAATTACAGCACCTATTAACAGACAAGCAAGAGTACCGGGTGATCCGTGTCACACTCTTGCTGCTTCTAACGCAACTCACGCTGCTATGGTTATGGCAGTAAGAACCGCACAGACAGGAGCAAATGGTCACGGTGTAGCAGAAGAAGTTTCTCACACTTTAGATCTTGCAAATGGTCAAGCAATTGCTTATAATCTAACTATTCGAAGACTGACTCCTCTTGAAGCAGAAAGACTTCAGGGGTTTCCAGACAATTGGACAGACGGACAAGCAGACACTCACAGATACAAACAAATGGGAAATGCAGTAACTGTGAATGTTATTGAGTGGTTAGCAAATAACATGAAAGGATTACTATGAGCGGTAAAATGACTTGGAATTATAGAATTATTATGGATGATACAACAGAAGATCCACGCGATGTTTGGTATGCTATTTACGAAGTTTATTATCTGGACGATAAGCCAATTGATCATACCGTGAGTCAATCAACTGTGTATGGTGATAGTATTGAGGAAATCAATGGTAATCTAGTTAAAATGAGAGATGCTTTGAACCATCCAGTTCTAAAGAAGTCAGATTTCCCACCAATGGATAATTATCGGCGTGAAGAGTGGATTAAAGTAAGAGAAATAGGAGAAAAATACGATGGATAAGTTTCAATCAGATCCGTTAATTCGTAAAATTATTTTAGATGAACATGAAATTGAAAATCTTCAAAAAACATTATACTTTTTGAAGGGTATCGAAATTGTAACACCACGATCACAATACACACACAGTATTGTTTCAGATGTAATTGAGAGTATTGATTATGTTATTAGACAGTACTGGAATGCACCGCTGGCAACTGAACAGGACTTCAAGGATCGAAAAGCACGATACGAAGAACTTGATTTGATTCCAAATGATGAACTTCTGCGTGCTAGTCGTCAATATATGGAAAGAGTTAAGAAAGGAAAGAAAAAATGATAGATAAATTTCGTGAACTTCGTCGTCGTCGTAAGCGTCGTTATGAATCTCGTCGTCGCAGGAAGCAAGAGCAACTTCTAAATGCAAAGAAGGATACTCTTCGTAAATTAGATGCACTTGGTCGTTGTCCTGCATGGATTAAGGATGAAAAGGGCATTTAAGGGTCGGGTACTCAAGTGGCTAAGAGAACGGATTGCAAATCCGTGATTCGTGGGTTCGAGTCCCACCCCGATCTTAGGCGTGTATGATGTAGTAGCAACATATCAGATTTCCATTCTGATCTCGTGGGTGCAAATCCCACTACACGCTTTTACAAAGTGTTAAAAATTCTTTTAAAAATAAATCATCAAATTTATTTTTTGCGTAATTAACAGTTGCACAGACAAATCTAATATTATCTTTAACATATCCTTTTGAATTATCAATTCTATCAATACTTGCTAGATAATTATGATTTATTTTTTGTTTATCATCCGGTAATATCAAATCATGACCCAAAATATAACACTTTCCTTTTTGACTTTCCCATAGTTCTTTTAAATTTTCTAAAGTAATATTACATTTCTGATGTTTTCTTTGCTTTATTCTTTTTATGATGGGTCTAAATTTTGTCAATTCATCTATTTTATTGTTTGAATATTTTTTTATATGGTTTTTATTGCATGATGATGTTCTCCATTTTTTTATTTTATATGATTTATTGATGTTTATTTTACTAGAACAACCTCTGCTACAATAAAATGGTGTATTTAATTTTATTTTTCTATTGTATTCACCTATTTTTATTTTATATTCTTTTAAACAATTAAAACATTTACAATTTTTAGTCATAATTCTGTTCCCTTGTGTTCCATTTCTGGTATATATAATTATACAACTGTTGATAATGTCATTAAATTTTATTACGACAGGAGGGCAGTACTCCTCATCTCCACTGAATTATTATTGATTATGATTAGCGGTGTGGTAAGAACACACGGAGTTGACAAGACTCGCATCGGCGTAAAACGGTCTATCAAATTGACCGACAAAGCCGAGAAGAAGGTGCAAATCCTTCCTAATCTTTCTGGGGGTGACATAGGATCGAGTAGTAAAAATATAAGATATTGGAGGTTGTCGGGACAGGCAACAAGTCTCGTTAAAAAATAGTTGTAAACAATAATTGCTAACGAATTAGCAATGGCTGCTTGAAGCAGTGGGGAATGATTCACCCGCATCTGAACGAATCACGGTTTGCAGTCAGAAATGATTGCAAACCATTTTGGAGGGTATTATGAATAATGAACAATTTCTTGCATTGTATGATGAAATAAAAAATATTAGACATCATGTTGGTCATCAAATGTCCCGATTGTCTACAATTGAAAAAATACTTTTAGAAGTTATAAAAGAAACAACTCCAAGTGTAACAAAAGAGGAAGTTCAAAATGAAGAATCTAAAAATTAAATTTTGTATTTTAATGATGTGTTTGCTTTCTGGATGTACTTTGAAAAGAGTATACTATCCTGCATTTACTTCTTATGACATGTATGGTAGACCAGTTGTTGTATATGATTATTATTATGTAAATTTGGATGATCCAAAGAGTGCTAAACACGCAGAGCCATATATTGTTCAACAACCAGTAGTTGTTCAAGAAATAAAGGTCGAAGAAAAAAAGTATAAATCTTCCGATTGTAATTGCAATTGAGTTTATTTCTGTTATAGTATAACACATGGGACGGTAGACCAATAGGCAGAGTCAATAGACTTAAAATCTGTGTAGTGTGGGTTCGAGTCCCACCCGTCCTACTTTACATCTAAATAGGTTACTGGGCAAATAGCTCAATTGGGAGAGCGTCGCCTTTGCAAGGCGAATGTTGCGGGTTCGAGTCCCACTTTGTCCACTTTGGTCCCTTAACTCAACGGCTAGAGTGTTACCTTTACACGGTAAAAGTTGTAGGTTCGAATCCTACAGGGATCATTTAGCGTCGATACCAAAGCGGCAACTGGGACAGACTGTAAATCTGTTGTCTT